CGTGCTAAAAAATCTCTACATATAATTGAACCACAAAAAGAAAGAGGATTTATAATATGACGAAAGAAGAAATATTAATTAAAGCTAGAGATCTTGTGTCCATGGATAGAAACAAAACACACGGTGATGCTTACAAAAATCATGCAGAGATAGCAGAGTATTGGAATATATTTCTGGATGATAAGTTAAAACCAATGGCTAATATTACACCCAGTGATGTAGCTTTGATGATGATACTATTAAAAATATCTAGAAACAATAAAGGTAAAGAGTTTAACATAGATAACTTTGTCGATATGGCAGGTTACGCAGCAATAGCAGGTGAAATAGATGACAGCGGATCTTTTTAAGAAGAATGAAGTAAAAGCAGAGTGGTTGCATCCCACAGAGTTTCCGTCAATGAAAGGCAGAGACGTGGTTGCAATAGACTTAGAGACTTGTGATACTGAACTTAAAAAGATGGGTCCTGGTTGGCCTAGAGAAATGGGTAAAGTCATAGGCATAGCAATATCTAGTGGTGATTTTACTGCTTACTATCCTATAGATCATGAGGGTGGTGGCAACATGGACAAGAAAAAAGTAATAAAATACATAAAAAGTGTGTGTGAGGACGAGTCTATACAAAAAGTGTTTCACAATGCACAGTACGATATTGGTTGGCTTAGTGTGATAGGTATAGAAGTAAAAGGCTACATACACGATACCATGATAGCAGCAGCTTTGCTAAACGAGAATAGATATTCTTTTACATTAAACAGCATGGTGGCAGAATATTTAGGTGAGTTTAAGAATGAGTCATTATTAAAAGCAAAGGCAGAGGAGTTGGGTCTAGACCCTAAAGCTGACATGTACAGATTACCTGCAGAGTTTGTAGGCGAGTATGCAGAGGCTGACGCTAGACTTACATGGCGTTTGCATGAAAGATTTATAGCTGAGATAGAGAAGTATGACCTTGGTAAGGTGTACGATGTAGAGTGTAGATTAATAAGAGTTATCTACAACATGACAAAGCGTGGTGTGAGAGTTGACATGGACAGAGCTCAAGGTCTTAAGACAAAGCTTAGAAACAAAGAGAAGACTTACCTTAAAAGAATAAAAGATATCGTAGGACATGACGTGCAGATCTTTGCAGCACGGTCTGTGGCCCAGGCATTCGACGACGTTAACTTAGAATATCCTACAACAGAGCTTGGTGCTCCTAGTTTTACACAAACATTTTTAGAAACACACAGCCATGAGCTACCTAGAATGATTACAAAAGCACGTGTGTTGAACAAGTTGCAGGGCACATTTATTGATGGCATATCAAAACACATACACAAAGGCAGATTACACGCACACATAAATCAAATACGAGGGGACAACGGTGGCACTGTCACTGGTAGATTCTCTATGTATGCACCAAACTTACAGCAGATGCCTATAAGAAACGAATATGGATCAGAGCTACGCAAACTATTTATACCTGAACCAGGAGAATATTGGTTGTCTGCAGACTATTCACAACAGGAACCACGCATACTCACACACTTTGCTATACTAAACAAGAATGAGGGTGCACAAGAGGTGCAACAGGCTTTTGTACAGGGATTAGACTTTCATAAACAGACTGCAGAGATGGCAGGAATTGACCGTAGATTAGCTAAAACTATAGGCTTGGGTGTCATGTACGGCATGGGGTATAAAAAGCTAGCTGTGGACCTAGATATAGCCCCTAGCGAGGCTAAAGATATGTTAAAAGAGTTTAGAGAAAAGGTGCCTTTTATGCAGGGTATGTTAGAGGCTGTGATGAACAGGGCAAATCAAATAGGATCTATAAGAACTTATCTTGGAAGAAGATGTAAGTTTGATATGTGGGAACCAGCTTGGTATGATCCAGGTGTGTTTCACAAAGCAGTATCACACGATGAAGCACTGACAAAATGGGGTGGATCTATTAAACGTGCTGGCACATATAAAGCTTTAAACAGGTTAATACAGGGCACAGCTGCAGATCAAACTAAGAAAGCTATGGTTGATATATACGAACAACTGGGTATAATACCGTTGATACAGGTTCACGATGAATTGAACTGTAGCGTCAAATCTGATAAGGAAGCAAAAGATATAAAACACATTATGGAAAACTGTATAAAATTAGAGGTACCGTCTAATGTTGATTACAAAATAAAAGACAATTGGGGTGACGCAAAGTGAACAAACCAGGGTACAGAGAACAAGGTAAACGAAGAGCAGAGATAAAGAAAAATAATTTTGCCATAAACCCGGAGCAGATGGAATATGAAAGAAGAAAAGTTCTTGAACAAATGTCTACGAAAGTTGACCAGAAAAAACTTAATAACATGGCTGCAGTTGCAGCTACGAAAGAGCCTGAGTATTTTGATGAAGAAGGAAACAAAAGAGAACCAACACTCCGTATCTTATCACTCGGGGCAGGGGTTCAGTCATCGTGTCTCGCACTCATGGCGCAAGAAGGATTAACAAAACACAAACCAGACTACATGATATTTGCGGACACTGGGTGGGAACCTAAGTTTGTATACGAACATGTAGAGTATTTGAAAAAAGCTATAACCATTTGTCCGATTATCACTGTTCAAAGAGGAAACATCAGAGAAGACCTTATTAAAGCAGCGAACCCAGAACCAGGGTCAAGAGAAGCGGAGAAATCCTTTGCAGGACGTGTGCCCAACCCGCCGTTGTTTGCATCACGTCCTAATGAAGGAGGTAAAAAAAGAGTTGGTATGTTATATAGACAGTGCACACACGATTATAAAGTTATACCAATACAAAAAAAGATAAGAGAACTTCTTGGTATCAAACCAAAACACAGAGTTAAGAAAGGCATGTTAGTTGAACAATGGATAGGCATATCTACCGATGAGGCTATGCGTATGAAAACAGCTAGACTGCCGTGGCTAACATCACGTTGGCCCTTAATAGAAATGAAAATGTCTCGTATGGATTGTCTTAATTGGTATCGAGATATAAAGAAACATCCTATGCCTGGTAAGTCATCGTGCATAGGCTGCCCTTATCATCACAATGATCAGTGGAAAAACATGCAAAAAAATTATCCTGATGATTTTGCTGATGCGTGTGAGGTCGATGATAAGATAAGACATGGCTTAAAGAATACAGAAACACAATTGTTTTTACATAAGTCTGCGAAACCACTTCGTGACATAGATTTTTTAGAGCCAAAGAAACAACCATCGCTGTTCGGTGAAACGTTTGATGAAGAGTTTGCAGACGAGTGCGAAGGATTATGTGGGGTGTAAATGAAAATTTTTAAATGGAAAGAATTAACATTAGAAAGAAAAAAAGAATTAGAAAAACAATTGAATGATTTAATTGTTAAAATTAATCAAGGACGAGACGCCATTAGAAACATGGAGTCTAGTGTTGCACAAATTCAGGGTGCAATACAGCAGTGTGATTGGACAATAGAGAAGATGGAGTTGGAAGATGACAAATAGTTGGAGAAAAAACGAAGAAATGGCTGTTTGGACCTATGATCAACAAATGGCAGAATTCCGCGAAATAAAAAGGGCCAAAAACGACCCGCTAGCGGGGTTTAAACGGATGACCCGGGTGATTCTATGGGGCAGTTTGATGGTTTTTTACTTCTTTATCTTCTTTTTACTAGTTTCAGGTTGTTCGTACATGAAGAAGGATGACAATGAAATAATAATCGAGGACCTTGAACCTTTGCCTACAGTTGCAGACAAAGTTGCTTGTATAAAAATGTTGGAGACGTGTAATGTCTAAATACATTTTACAAACTTACAAAGAAAGAAGAAAGATATATCCGTATGAGGAGACAACAGCGTACTATTACGGACCTAAAGAAAGCTGGATGAAAGAAATTAAAAGTGATAAAAGAAAAGTTAGAAAGTTACGCAAAGATAATAAATAGTATAGAGGACGATCAAGCTAAATATCTTTGGATTATGGAGTTTGGTAAAAATTCTAAGTCTATGGACGACGAACACAAGGTGCCTTCATTTGAAGTAAAAGGTTGTCAAACACAAACCTGGTTGGTGCCACACTTTGTAGATTTCAAAATATATTTTAGTGCTGACTCAGCTGCACTTATATCTAAGGGTATGGTATGTTTGATAGCAGATGTTTACAGTGGATCAAGTGTTAAAGACATAGAAGACTTTGATCAAGATGAATTCAATGTGTTAAAGTTAGATACTTTGTTAACACCAGGACGCAACAACGGCGTCCATAGCATGTTAAAGAAGGTTAAGAAATATGCTAGTAATTTTAATAATTTTATTAATGCTACTTAGATAGCGGATTGCCAGCTGCTTTCTTAATTTCTTTTATTTGTATATCTTGTAGTTCGTTTTCTTTTGATACAATTGCTGTAGCTTTGCTTAATTCTTCTACAGCTTCTTCTAATTCCCAACCGTATTCTTCTAATGCTTGTAATGCATCATATATAGGTTGTAGGTCAGCTGGTTCTGGCAGCATAGCTATCTGCTCTCTTACCTTGCCAATTTCTTTAAATACTTTTGTAAGATCAACAGGAACAATTTTATCATCTACTTTTTTAATTCTATCTATTAAATCTACTTTGTATTCGTTAGCATACAACAGTGCTTCATCTATCTTGTTAGATAGCTCTTTATCTTTTGCTACTAACGGTGATAGATCCACAGCTGGTGTTGCTTCTATTGCATCAAGACGTGTATTGAACTGGCCCCAGGTGTAAAAACCTCCGCCTATGGCCCCTACCACACCAATTAGTGCAGCGTATGTTGATAATTTTTCTATTATTTTCATTAGTTACCTCTTAATAGTTTGAGTTCTAGCATAATGCCTGCTTTTTGTATAGCCAATTCTTCTAGCTCTTGTTTGTACACAGCTACAGGATCTGCCTGTATGTACGCCACTAACGAGATGTTACTGTATATTTCTTTGTTGTATTGAATCATACTGACTTGATCAAAAAAGTCATCATTTACGTCGTATTGGAGGCCGTCGTCTTTGTAGAAATCCTTACCTTCGTAAGAATCTAAACTTACGACCTCCTTAAATATATCTCTTGGATTGACTTGAACTTTTATCTCGCCAATATCCACGTTTTTAATCTTTATAGTTTTGCTGACCTCAATATTTTTGGTTCTAACTTCTCCTCCGTCAGCAACATCTGTTTCTGCCATTGATTCTTTCTCATCCTCAACAGTCTCTGAAACGCTTTCTTCCGATCCCGACTCTTCTTCCAATGCTTCTTCAGCACTTTCAGAAGATTCTTCATTCTCTTGGGGCTTTTCATTTTCAACCACCTCCATTTCTTCTGCCTCATCACTAGGCATTTCCATGACATCTTCTTCTGTTTCGGGCTCCATGTCAACACTTTCTTCGTCCATGGTTTCCATTTCTGTAGGTTCTTCTTGCATTTCTACCATTTCTGGCATATCATCCTCGACCATTTCAAAAAATTCTTCTTCCATTTCTTCTGCCATTTCCATTTCAGGCATTTCTTCTATAATCTCAAATTCTTCTGGCATTTCATAAACAGAAAATTCTTCTTCTATTGTAAAAGTATCATCAATATAAACTTCATCCCATACTTCTGTGTAAATATCTTCTGGTATAAAAAAATCAGGTTCTTCAAAAAAATCTTCAGGTATGTCAGGTATGTTATCTTCTATATCGTCTATCGCTTCTTGCGCATCTTGATCAATAGGAGGTACATTTTGATATGTTACATCTAATGTAACGTTGTCTACATCTGGTCCACGATGATAGTCATCATAGGCTGTGCCTGCAGTTTCATTAAATAGTTCTGCTCTAATTGTAATATCTGTTTGTGTGTTTGATCCCTCAACGTGTACGTTAGTATAGTTTGTAAACTTATTACCAGTTGAACCGCTAGTGCCAGTTATCTCTCTAACTTGCGTGGATACTGAGCCATCAGCTCCTGTAATAGTTTGTTTAAGAGTAAGTGTGTTTTCTATATTGTTCCAAAACCATACGTCTGCCCCCATGGTTGAGGTAAAACCTTGATTCATTTGTGATTGCGTCAGGTGACCGTCATCAACTAAATCTACATCCTGGTATACATTGTCTTCTTCATGTCCTTCAAACGCTAATACACCACCACTGCTGTCCATGCCTGTTTGATAGGGAAATCCATTCCAAGCACCGTGGGTGTGAATGCCATCGTTGCCGTCTGTTGACCAACCAGTTGTGGTTGTAGTGTCACCAGTTCCGAAAGTAGAATTGTTAAGAAGGTTTCCTGTATTTACTTCTGTGCTATTCGCCGTGAACGTTGACAGTAGGAGGAATATAGACATTAGTGTCGATATCGCTAACTTCATCTTGCTCCTTTAATGTAAGCAGTTCTTGTTCAAGTCTTTCTGCTTCTAGTCTTGCAGCTTCTGCTTCTTCTGCAGCAATACGTTCAGCTTCTATTCTTTCTAATTCTGCAATCTCTGCATCTATCTTTGCAACCACCTCTTGTTTCTCCATGTGTTCTTCGTAGTCAGGTCTTAGTTCAGGGTATCTCTCCCACATTTCCGCGGCCTGTGGACCTATTAAACCTGAGTATGGGCATGGTGTGCCTGCAGCTTCCATCGCAGAAAAGACACGTGCATCTTGACATAATACCGCCACACTCGCCACCTTCATGCCAAAATCTTGTAATACCTTCGCGAGCTTAATACGCTCACAGTTCAAATCTGTTATATGTTTTCCGCCAGATAAGCCAAACACGCC